GTGGTCGGGTCTACGTTGCACATAACACCCAACTTATCGGAAAGATTGCATTCATGCACATCTTCGGAGGCTTGTCCTCTGGAGGTGCTCTTTTACTGCATGAGCAATGGCCTGATGATTTTGTCGGGCGTGAAGTTCAAGAGGGCGTGGCCGAAACCGGCGATTTGGCATACTTTGCCGATGAACTGAAGGTCGACCCTGTCCATTTTCTTGGAGAACCAGATGCGAATGTCGTGTTCGCGCGAGAGGATATCGAGTGTTCGAACGTCACCGTTCTAGGAATCGTGGAGAAGAAGTACACCGTGCATCAGGTGGAGAAATCCAATCTGTTGCCCACTGCACTGAATCCCGACCCAAAGAATGGTTTCGTCCCAGCGCTACTGCGCCCCACGAAATTCAAGAACAAACCAGGCAAGCTCTCCCCAATGAGAGTTGCGCTGGCCAAGAAAGCTGTCCGAGAGAGAAATGCGTTCGATGACCCAATCATGGACGTGCTCTGTGAAGAGCTGGTTGAACTGCTGCCCAACATCATGTCGATTCGACCCCTGACCGTATCAGAGGGAATCAATGGCGTTGCCGGGTGGCATCACACGAATCCTCTCAACATGAAGAAGAGCCCAGGCTTCCCCGCAAACACTCCGGCCTTCGGGTCGAAAGTGAATGCGCCAGGAAAACTGTGTGACTTCATTGCGATTGGGGATAATCAGTATAGCTTTAAGGCCCACTCTCTTGCGGCGCATCAGCGCCTCATGGAGAAATGGAAACAGGGCCAAAGAGCTTACCCGATTTACTGCAACCAACTCAAAGACGAACTACTCGAGAAGCGAAAGGTGTTCGATGAGGAAGGTGAGCCCGTAGGGGACACCAGAATCACCAACTCGGGGTCAGACCCCGTGCTTGTTGCCGAAAGGCAGTACATCCAACCGATTATCGAGTTCTTCGGGCGCTGGAACGCCATGGACTTCGACAGTGCCTTCTGCGCTGTTGGGATCGACCCTCATAGAAACCCAAACTGGAGGATCATTCTCGGCATGCTGCTGAAGAATCTGGAAGGGATCATTGCCGGCGATTTCAAGAAGCTGGATGGTAGCCTTCC